CAGGATATACAGGAACAACAGGATATACAGGAACAACAGGATATACAGGAACAACAGGATATACAGGAACAACAGGATATACGGGAACAACGGGATATACAGGATATACAGGATATACAGGAACAACGGGAACAACGGGATATACAGGATATACAGGAACAACGGGATATACAGGAACAACGGGAACAACGGGAACAACGGGATATACAGGATATACAGGAACAACGGGAACAACGGGATATACAGGATATACAGGAACAACAGGATATACAGGAACAACAGGATATACAGGAACAACAGGATATACAGGAACAACAGGATATACAGGAACAACAGGATATACAGGAACAACAGGATATACGGGAACAACGGGATATACAGGATATACAGGATATACAGGAACAACAGGAACAACAGGAGTGGAATATATAGAATTACAATATAAATTAGATGATAAATTTTTTAATTATAATGTAAGTGTTATAAATAATAAATATTTAATAAATAACCAGGAAAATCCAACTTTAAATTTAAGAAGAGGTTTTACGTATAATTTTAATTTAAATACTAGTGGTCATCCATTTTTTATACAAACTAGTTCAGGACAATATAATAGTGCAAATGTATACAATAATGGAATATCAAATAATGGTATAGAAGTTGGAAATTTAATTTTTACAGTTCCGTTGAATAGTCCAAAACAATTATATTATGTTTGTCAAAATCATCAATTAATGAGTGGAAAAATAAATATTTTAAATGTTTTAAATGTTAATAGATGTGTTATAAATGTCGATGAGATATTTACTTTACAAGATTTAGAAGATGGTCAAATAAATATTCCATTTAAATTAAGTTCATCAGAAAATATTAAAGGAATGATGTTAGTTATTGATCAAATTTTTATAGGTGATTTACAATTATTTAGACCTAAACAAAAGTTATATTTAAAAGTAAAATTTGATAATTATTTAGAAGATGATTCTACTATAGAATTTACATTAAATAAAAATTTTTTAAGAATATCTCAAACAGGTGATTTAAATTTTAACCCTAATATATCTAAAATTATTACAAAGAAAAAAAATATTTAAATATAAAAATTAATAATAATAATAATAATGGATATAAATACTATTAATTATTATGAACCAATATATCAATGTCTTTGTTCAAATTATAGTGAAGCTTATTTAAAAAGTTCTAATTGGTATGTAGGTGATAGTTTACATGATTGGTGGGTAAAAATAGAACCTGATGTAAAATCATATAAAAAAAAATATAAAAAATTAAATTATATTAAAGAAATTTTAAATATATTTATAAATAATGATTATTAATAATTAATATAATTATTTATAATAAATAAAACATCATATTAATTGTTTATTTATTATATTTTTTAATAGTCACAGTAATTTAATATTATATCTTGATTAGGATCCCAAATTTTTTTTTCTACTGCTACATCTAATAATTCTTTAAAAATTTCATTAAATTTATTAGTATGACCAATTTCGTCACAAATAACATGTGATAATTCATGTAAAAATACATATACTAACATATTATCATTATAATATTTATTGTTTTCATCTTTCAAACACAAAAATACACGTTTTTTATTTATAGTATAAGATTTTTTACCTCTGAATACTTTAATTTCCTTTAAAATACTTCTTCTATTTAAAGGTTCTAAGTTACCATAATATTCATTAGTATGATCAAATAAAGGTTCAACTTTTTTTATTAAAAAATCTATTTTTTCATCTGTTTCATAAAAATAGTCTATCAAACTTGATTTTGAAACATTATTTACGATTTTAAATAACATCAATATAATGATTATTATTATTATTATATCTGTATTTATTATTAACATTAGTTATTTATTACTTAAAAAGTTTATAAATGATTTTTTTTTTAAATAATTATAATTATTTAAAAAAATGAACACAAGTGCAATCATAACTAATATTAAAAATAAATTTGTATTAACTGATACTAATGTTAAATTTTTATCAGACTATATATCCACTATTGATGTTAAACTTCAAAAAAAAGTTTTATTTGAAATAGTAAATGATGTTGTTAATAATAAAATTAATAAAAATTATAATACAATTTTTGAAGATATAATTATAAATAATATAAAAAATGATATTTATGGTTGGAATAATATTATATATAACGATATACGTAAAAAAATTGAAGAACAAGATAATTTTTTAATAAATCCATTTGAAGTAGAAGAAGGAGTTTTAGAATGTCATTGTGGTAGTAAAAGAGTATTATCTTATAGTAGACAAGTTCGTTCTTGTGATGAAGGTACAAGTGTTTTTGCAACTTGTATAGCATGTAAAAGTTCTTGGATTTATTCTGGATAAAAAATATTTACTTAATATAAATAAATAAAATGGAAATTAGTAAAGATATTAAATGGTCTCCTATATTAGAAGGATTTTTTAAAGATATGGGTGAAAAATCTTATTGTTATGGTTATTTACATAAAAAATGTGAAGCGAGATATGCATATAAAAGAAATTTTATAGATTTACCTGTTATTGTTTTATCAACAATAGCAGGTACGTTATCAATAGGTTCTGATTCAATTTTTGGTAAAGAAAATGCAACTCAAGCTAGTATGGGTATTGGTGTTTTATCATTATTCGTATCAGTTATGAACACCGTTGGTACTTATTTTAGTTGGTCAAAAAGATCTGAAAACCACCGTCAATGTTCTTTACAATATGAAAAATTATATAGATTTTTAGATATTGAATTATCATTACCTCAAGAAGAAAGGATGAATCCTAGTGATTTGTTAAAAATAAGTAGAGAAACTTACGAAAAATTAGCCGAAACAAGTCCTTTAATACCAAAAGAAATTATAAAAGAATTTAGAGTTAAATTTAAAAATCATAAAGTATCTAAACCTTCGGAAGCAAATGGTTTGGAAGTAATAGATATTTATGATATAAATAGACCTACAAAATATGGTTCGAGTATTTTAGGTAGTCAAAAAAATAGTGTTAATAACGATGACATTTTTAGTGATACTTTAAGTGAAACTTTTAGTGATAATTTAAGTGAAAATATTAAAATAGAAAATTTTGTTAATATGAGTCCATCTAAATTAAAAAAATATATAAATAAATCTAATATTGAAAACAATATTAATAATAAAGAAATTAAAAATTTAATAAGTACTGTTAAAAATAATGAAGAAAACTTGTTATCTTTATTAAATAAAAATACAAATAATGAATTAAAAAAAGAATTAAACAATTTAACATCATTATTACCTAAAAATAACGATTTTAACATTAATATACCAAATAATAATATTGATATATTTAATAATAATCAACAAAAATTTTTTGAAATTAAAGATAATTTTAAAAATAATATTAACAAAATTAGTTTAAATACAATTGTTGAAGATGAAGAAAAAAATAACTTTTTAGATACAATAAAAAATGTTAAAGATACTATTTTAGATAAAGTAAAAGATGATGTTAAAGATACTATTTTAGATAAAGTAAAAGATGATGTTAAAGATACTATTTTAGATAAAGTAAAAGATGATGTTAAAGATACTATTTTAGATAAAGTAAAAGATGATGTTAAAGATACTATTTTAGATAAAGTAAAAGATGATGTTAAAGACTTTATTTTAGATAAAGTAAAAGATGATGTTAAAGACTTTATTTTAGATAAAGTAAAAGATGTTAAAAATAATAATGATGTTTTAGATATAGTTTAATATATATTTTTTAAAAATATTGTTTTTAAAAAATAAATAATGGATTTAAACCCGGAAATTTTTGATATTTGGTCAATTGGACATTTTTTAAGTGGATTTTTTTTATCTTTAACAATTTGGCCTAATAATATTTTTTATTCAATAATTATATCTAACATAATACATATTTTTGCTGAGTATGTTGAAAATTTTGAAGATCCTGATGGTTATGTATTACAAACATTAAAAAATAAAATTAGTGATGTTGTTTTTTTTCTTATAGGTTCTATATTAAGTATTCCTTTTGTTATATATTTTCAAAATAATAAAAATATAGTATTAAGATATATTTTAATAATTATTTTTTTAGTAATAGGTATTCAAGAAATAGGAAAAGAAATTTTTCCTTACAGTTGGTTTTATTCTCCTGCTTTTAATGCGTATAATAAACGAAAACAAAGTTAAAAAGAATTATTAGGATCGTATTTAAAATTAGTTATTTGTTTAAGAGTAATATTATCAAATAATTTTTTTAACAAATTAGTTTTAACTGGTATATTATTCTTTTCATTATCTTTAAAAATATTAGATACATTCATATCATCATAATAAAAATCAAATATATCATTAATATTTGGTTTATAAGAAAATTTATCTTTTATAACATCCATTAAAATTTTAGCAAAGATAATTTCATTATGAGTTACTAATAAAATATTATCAAACATTTGTTGTAATTCATACTTTAAATATTTACAATGTTCATTATCTATAAAATTTTCTCTATAAATATTATCATTAAATACTATATTATAAGAACTTCTAAATATTGAAATCATTTCTGATAATAAATCATTTCCTAATAGACAAGATAAATTATATAAACGACAATCTAATTTCCAATATTTTTTTCCCAATTCTATTTTATCTAATATATAAAATCCATATGGATCTTCATGATTTATATTTAAATTACTATCTAACCTATATATTATATTTGGATAATCTTTAGAAATTGAATCTTCTATCATTTCTGTTATATGTTTAATAGCACAATTATATCCTAAAACATATTTAGAAAATTTTTCATAATTAAATACAATCCATTCAGTTGAATTATTTTTTAATATTTGTTTATACTTAAATATATCATGAACCGATAATTCAATTATATTATGGTTTTTTATAACCAATAATCTAGTATCTAATGGAGATAAAGAAGAATTTAACAACTCTTGCATACGTTTTGAATCTATATTTTTTAACATTAATATATATTCTAATTTTTTATAAGTTTCATTTATCCACTTAGTATATTTATCAACGTTTTTAATGTGTTTAAATAATTCATTATTACATTCTTTGATTTGAATTATTTTTAAATTTATATCATTACTTGTTTCTATTTTTTTATATAATTTATTAATTTTATCGTAAAGTTCATTAATATTCATTTCATTAATTTTTTTATTATGATTTATAGTTAACTTAGAATTAGATATTTTTATTTTTTTTAAACTATAATCAATATGATTATCTTCTCCAAATATTTCATTAAATATATCATTTAGTACGTTATTTGGTATATCATTTATTATTGATTTATCATCGTCATCTGATGATGTTTCATTATAATAATCATCTGTTTCTTCATATTCTGTTTCGTCATCATCTTCTTTTAAAATATTGTCATTAACATAATTTTCTTTATTTTCTTTATCATCTTCTTTTAAAGAACTATCATAAATATCATTTTCTTTATCATCTTCTTTTAAAATATTATTTGTATTTTTTATAGTCTGTGTTTCATTACTGAACTTAATATTATTAAATAAAGAATTATTGTTTGAGTATAAATTAATAGTACATATGTTGGTTATATCGATTTCATCGTTAATATCTACTATATGTAGTTCGTTATCAAAATTATAAAGTGTTTTATTATCTTTATCTATATTTAATACTTTACTAATTAAATTATAATATACTTGATTTTGAATAGTTAAAATAGTATTAGTTTTTTTTAATTTTTCATTTTCTTTAGTAATTATATCAAAATTTTTTAATATTTTTAAATATTCACATTTTTGTGATTTATGTAATGTTTTATAACTTTTGTTACAAAATTCACATTTATTCATGTTATTTTTTATAAAATATAAAAATATTTATAAAAAATCATTTTCTATTTTTACTATCATGTTCTTCTTTATCTAACTGTTCTATTGATTTAATATATATTAAAATTTCTCCTAAATTATCAATGGTTGTTTTAAATAAAATAGGTATACCTTGATATATTTTTATATGTGAACTTAAACCTGCAATTTTTGTTATTCTTGTTAATTGTTCTGTATGAAAATTTTGATTATATAAATAACTTGTACTTAAATCATCTTCGTCATTACTATCTAATTCACCAAAATCAACCTTTCTTGTTAAAATACCATCGGTTTCACAACTAAATTGAATATTAAAAGGTTTTGAAATTATATTTATAGATGTTCCAATATTATTCATATCTTTAATCATTTTTTGAAAATCAGATGATAAAATAGTTATTGGTTTAGATTCAACTTTAGGTAAATCAATTTCAAATTCTTGAACTGATTGAATTGTTATAAATGAAGTTGTAGTTCTATTATTTTCTTTAGGTGTGACTTTTATTCCTAATTTATTAGTTTCATTTTCTTCTATAAATAATTCAATATTGTCTTTTTTCTTAATTGATTTTAACATCTTATAAAAATGTTGTAAATTAATACCAATATGTAATTTTTTATCAGGTTTTATTTTAAAATAAGAAAAATTATCAGCTAATAATTTTATTGATATTAAAATTTTTCTATGTGTATCCATTTGAGTTAAAAAAATACCCTCTTCGTTAATTACAAAGTGTCCTACTTTTATATTATTACTTAATAATTCAGCTAAAACTTTTAAATTAAATGCATCATTTGTTTTACATTTAAAAATATATTGCATTTTATTTAAAAAATATTATTTATTTAAATTAATAATATTACAATAAAATAAAATGCCATATTTACAATATCCTATTAGATATTTAGAATTTAATGATTTCAAAATTAATGATGACTCTGTTGATATAATCAACAAGGAAATTTTAAATTCTGGTAAAAAAACTCTTATAATGTTACAAGGTGATTTTTGTCATTGGTGTACTAAAGCAAAGCCTGAATATCAAGATTTTGGCAATAAATACGGAAATGATTTATATGTAACAACTATTCAAGCAGATGGTAAAGAAGAAGGAGAACAAGGGTTTTCTGATAATAATTTTTTAAATAAAATCGCACCTGGTTTTGTAGGATTTCCTACATATGTTTTATACGATAGTAAAGGAAAGTATTTAAAAACTCATGAAGGAAAAAGAACAAGTGATGCTCTTGATGAATTTTGTAAAAGTAGTTAAATATTATTTATAAAGATTATAATTAAAAAAATAGTATTTTTATAAATAAATGAAGATAAATAATAAAATTATAGTCGTTAAAGATTATGATAGTTTAGAAACTTATATAACTAGAGTATCAAACGAATATGATACATTACCTAAATACTTAATATGGACACCCGAATTAAGTTCTTCTTATGATGATTTTAAAAAAAAAGATAAATATGAAATAATTGACTTGTTAGATGAATTAAAAAAAACAAAAAGTTTTGTTATATTTTATAATAATTTTAAATTGCAAGTTCAAAATAAATTTGAAATAAAACAATTATTTGAATTATATTTATATGTAAATAAATCTTCCATTTTTGAAAAAAGTTATGACTTTATATTAAACTTTATAACTGCTGAAATTTTAGAGTTTAACAAAACATTTGAAAATGAAACAACTATTAGTTTAACTGATGAAAATATAAAAAATATTATAGATGAGAGAAAAAATATAGAACAAAAAATAAATGAAGATAAAAAAAATAATAAAGAATTTATTGCAAATTTAGATAATGATTATGATATTACAAGTATAAAATCAAGTAAAATTAATATAAATAGAAAAATATTTAATATAATATTAAAAAATGATAAGTATGGAGATATATATGATATTTTTAACAGTATTTATACTACACAAAATATCCCAATTATATTTTTAAATGATTTATACAAAATAGATGAAAATTTAGTTGATATAAAAAGAGAAGATATTGTAAACGAAAATTATTCTAGAGATAAGTTTAAAAATTTAGTAACTAATATATCCGATATTATAGTGTTTAGAAAAAAATATCAAAAACAATATGTAAATATATTATTATATATACTTGATAATAATATAAATATAAATTTCGATTTGATTAATATTGAAAATGAAAAAAATGATATTAATGAGATTTTAAACATATTAAACTTATCAGAAAAAGATATTTTAGATTATGAAGATAAGGTTTTATTAGGTGAATTTTATATGTTGACAAATAAAACACAAAGTTTTAATAAAGTAATATTTAATGATTTAATTTTTACTAATAGAATTTTTCAATCATATGGTATAAATACAATAGAAACACAATATACATCTACTAAAAAAAAATATTTACATGTTCATTTTAATATACCAGGTATTAATATGATAAAAGTTAATATTTACGAAAAAAATTTAAATAATAAAGTATGGTCTAATTTTTCAAAGGAAGATTATGATGATGATACAAATAATAAATATATACTAATAAAAATTTTAAATTCAAAATCATATGATAACATTAATACTTTTATAAATATTATGAAAAAAGTCATTTCAATATACAACGAAGAGTATAATAACATATATAATATATATAAAATGTATATACCTTCTTTTGATAAAGATAAAAAAAAGAAAGAAGAAAAAGATGGAAAAAGTAGTGTAAAATTTAAATTAAAAGATATAGAACCAGATATATTTACAGACACATATCCAAGAACATGTGGTTCTAAAAAATATCCAATTGCATACACTAAAGATAATTTTAAGAGACAATTTCCCGATGGATTAGATGATAATAAATATTTAATATTTCCTAAAGAAGATGATGCTAAAAAACTAGGAAAGCAAAGTAGATATTATGTTTGCGAACATAATATTGAAGATAATAATATTTATCCTGGTTTTATTATTAATAAAGATTATAACAAAAATGAATATCCTTATATTCCATGTTGTTTTAAAAAACCTAATCAAAAATGGGATGAATATTACGAAGGTAAAAAAAAAATAAAAACTGAACAACAAATAATTGCTAAAAAAAAGTTATGTGATAATGCTGAAGAAGGACTATTACCGGATGATTTAATAAAGTTATTTAATATATTAATAAAAGAAAATAAATCTAACGAAAGTTTTATAAGAAAAGGTGTTTATTTAACTACAAATAGTTTAATTAATTGTCTACTAAATGCAACTACAAAAGAAACAATAATTGGAGGAGAATATTTATCAAAAGAAGAAACTGAAAGTAAAATAAAAAATATAAAAAAAGAATTTATCAAAGATGAATATATATCTTTATGTAGACAGCAATTATATGATTTAACACACGAACAGATTAAATCTAGAATCTTAGATGATACAAAATATTTTGATCCAAAACTATTTATACATTTAGTTGAACAATATTTTAAAGTTAAAGTATTTATATTCTCTAAATTATATAATAATGATGTTGAATTAGAGTTACCTAGGTTTGTTAAATTTTATACAGATTTTTATAAAAAAAGAAATATAGTTTTAATATACGAACGTGATAATCATTGTGAATTAATTGCTAAAAAAATTACTATTAATGAAAAGAAAGATGAAAATAAGTTTATTTTTAACTTTGATTATAATGATGAATTAAGTATAAATTTAAGAAGTATATATAATAATTTACATAAATTTTATAATTTTAATAATTTAATAATAAATCCAATTATACCTACTGTTATAACAAGATTATTAATATCACAAGTAATTGATGAATACGGAAAAACACGTGTATTAAACTTAAGATATAATGATATGTTGATTGATATTATCACAACACCTTTACCTAATTTATTTATAAAGTCATTTGAAAAAAGTATACAAGAATATAAATTTAATATTATTAATTATGACCAAGCAAATGAATTTATTTTAAAAGTATTAAATATATCTGAAGATATGATTAATAAACAGATTAATGAAAAAAATGAAATTGTATCTATAGATTTTTCAATTAATAATTTAAAAATGTCTATACCAATATATAGTAAAAATCAATCTGAACTATTTGAATATAAAAAGTATGATAAACTTTCTAGAATAATAACTGAATATTTTATAATACTTTATTCAAAATATTGTAAAGATAATGATATAGATAAAAGTTTATTTATAAAAAATAAAACTATAAAAGAATTTACCGAAAAATATATTAAAATAGATAATACTATTGATTATAATTTAATTACAAGTAATAAATATAATTTTATTGATTCAATATTTTATAAAGATTCTAAATTAATTTTAAAATCTTTAGAAAGTTTAAAAAGATTAGTTTTTATTTTACAAAAACAAATAATAAATAATGAAAACTTGATTTTTAATTATTATAGATCAGACAAGTATATTACAAATTTTTATAACAAACTTTTTGATTATTCTATAAATAATCAAATTGTTTTTAAAGGTATTGATTCAATTATTGATTGGTTTAATATAAAAAATTATTCAAATATTATTATAGATTGTCCAACCAAAATAAAAAATATTGTAAATAATACATTTTTTTATAATGAAAAAATTAATAAAGATATCTATATAATTTACGAAATTAAAAATTTGAATCAATTTTTAGATTTTAGTGAAAAATGGAATAAAAAATCAATAATTGATATTAATAATATTTCTGAAATAAATGGTAGTGAAATTATTACAAATAATAAAGATAAATTTATATTAACTATTACCAATGATACTTGTTCCGATGTAATATTAAAATTAGCTAATAATACTTCAGAAGATGTAGTTTCACCATCAAAATTATTAGTATTAAAAAATAGTTTAGATAGTATTAAATATTATGCATTATTAAATTTAGAAAAATGATTTTATATATATATTATTTAAAATATATATAAAATAGTTTAAAATGAGTGACATAAAATTAACATATACTAAAAAAGATCCTATACAACATATACTTGACAGAAGTGATATGTATTGTGGTTCAAAAAAACCTAGATTATTAAATGAATATGTTGCTATAATGAATAGTGATAAAAATTTTAAAATTATAAAAAAAGAAATTTTATGTTCACCCGCGTTAATACGTATTTTTCTTGAAGTATTATCAAATACTATTGACAACTTTTTTAGAAGTATTAATAGTAAAACACCATGTACAAAAATTCATATAAATTTTAATAAAGAAACCGGTGAAACTTCAGTTACAAATGACGGTATTGTAATTCCTATTAAAAAAAATGATACTAATGATTGTTATATTCACACAATGATTTTCGGTCAATTATTAACAGGTTCTAATTACAATGATGATGAAGAACGTATTACTTCTGGTAGAAACGGTATCGGTGTAAAATGTTGTAATGTTTTTTCAAAAGAATTTATTGTTAATGGTGTTGATTCTGATAATAACTTATCATTTTCACAAAAATGGACTAATAATATGAAAAATGTTGATGAACCTAAAATTAAAATATTAAAAACTAAAAAAATTAAAAACTATACTAATATAACATATATTCCTGATTTTGAAAAATTTGAATTATTAGGTTATTCAGATGACATATTAGCTTTGTATACAAAATATATTATTGATGCGGCAATGATTTGTAAAAACGTTAAAATATATCTAAATGATATGTTAATTCCAGTTAATAATTTATTAGAATATTCTAAATTGTACATGACAACAGATGAATACTCAACTGAAGTTTTGTATATAAAAAATGATAATACTGAAATAGTATTATCTGCTAATGAAACAAAAGAATATCAAGATATTTCTTTTGTTAATGGAATTTATACTAAATTAGGTGGTGTTCATGTTGATGTGTGTCAAGAAACAATATTCAGACCTTTATTATTAAAATTTAATAAAAAAGATAAACCACAAATTAATATTAGAGATTTAAAACAATTTTTTAGGTTATTTATTATTACAAAGGTAGATAAACCTGAATTTGAAAGTCAAGAAAAACATAAATTAGAAAGTCCAACAATAAAAATAGAACCTTTAAAACAGACACAAATTAATAAAATTAAAAACTGGACAATATGTAATAATATTACAGATTTAATTAAAGGTAAAGAATTAGTATCAATGAAAAAAGTTGAAAGAAAAAAAACTGGTTTTGTAAAGATTGAAGGTTTAGATCCAGCAAATTTAGCCGGAACAAATAAATCACATATGTGTACTCTTATATTATGTGAAGGTTTATCAGCTAAAACTTATGCAGTTGCTGGTATAGAAAAAGGAATAAATGGATTAAAAGGTCGTGATTATTTTGGTTGTTTTCCTTTAAGAGGAAAATTATTAAACACTAGAAATTCAAATTCTGGTATAATTAGTAAAAATAAAGAAATTTCAAATTTAATTAAAGCTTTAGGTTTGAGTTATAATGTTGATTATACACTTGAAGAAAATTATAAACAATTAAGATATGGAAAAATATTAATTATTTGTGATTCTGACGTAGATGGTATTCATATCGAAGGACTTATTTTAAATACATTTTTACATTTATTTCCAACTTTGTTAGAACGTAAAGAACCTTATATTGTAAGTATGAAAACACCTATTGTAAGAGTTTTTGATAAACCAAAAGATATTTTATTTTACGACGAAAATAACTTTAAAGAATATGTGAAAAATCAAACTAAAAAAATTACTAGTAAATATTACAAAGGTTTAGGTACAACAAAATCAGAAGACGTACATGAAACCTTTGGTAATAAATTAATTAACTTTGTAAAAGATACTAATACTGAAGAAAATATTAATAAAGTATTTAGTAATAAATGTAGTGATTTACGCAAAAAATGGATGTCAGACTATTCATTAAAAGATTCAATATCACTAGATAAAGTTGATAAAATATATAATATGAATATATCTGATTTTATTAATAATGAAATGGTAAAATTTTCTATTAGTGATTGTAAAAGAAATCTTCCAAACTATATTGATGGATTAAAAGAATCACAAAGAAAAATTTTATATTCTGCCAAACTAAAAAAATTAAATTATAATAGTAAGAGTTTAAAAGTTGCTCAATTTGGTGGTTATGTTGCTGAACATTCAAGTTATCATCATGGAGAACAAAATTTATATGAAACAATTATTAAAATGGCAAATGATTTTCCAGGTACTAATAATATACCATTATTTTATAGAGATGGACAATTTGGTAGTCGTACATACGGTGGAAAAGATGCTGCAAATCCCCGATATATTTTTACTAAACTTGATAAATTAACACATTTATTATTTAGAGAAGAAGATGATTGTTTATTAGAATATAATTTTGATGATGGAGATAAAGTTGAACCAAAGTTTTATATACCTATTTTACCATTGATTCTTATAAATGGTTGTACAGTTGGTATCGGTACAGGGTGGTCTTGTAACGTTCCTAATTTTAACCCTATTGATATTATTAATATTATTAAATTATGGTTAGATGATAAAGATATTTCAGATATTAAAATTATACCTTGGTATAAAGATTTTAAAGGAACAATTTCACAAATATCTGAAGATAAGTATATTAGTTATGGAAATATTGATTTTAAAAATATATCTAAAAAAATGATTAAAGTAACAGAGTTACCAATAGGTTTATGGACAGATAATTTCAAAGATAAAATTGAAGATCTTTTACAAGAAAAGAAAATTAAATCAATAAAAAATTATTCTTCACCTAATATTGTTAATATAGATATTATAGGTAATGATGATGCTTCTGAATTTTTAACAATTGATAATTTAAAATTATTTACATATTTACATACTAGTAATATGGTAATGTTTAATGAGAATGAACTTATTACTAAATTTAAAAATATTAATCAAATTATTATTGAATTTTGTAAAGTACGTTTATCATTTTATGAAAAAAGAAAAAAATATATGATTGATAAATTAGAACATGATTTAAATATCTTAAAATCAAAACATGATTTTATTACTAATATTATTAATAATACTATTAAAATTATGAATGTATCAGAAGATGATATTATTAAACAATTAATAAAAAATAATTATTATAAATTAGATAATTCTTATGATTATTTATTAAAATTGTCATTAAAATCATTTACTAGTGAAAAACTATTAAAAATATCAAATGATATAGATTTAATATTAACTAATTTAAATGATATTAAAAACATGTCAGTTAAAAATATGTGGTTAAGAGATATTAAAGATTTTGAAAAAGATTATATTGTATAATAATAAATATTAAAAAAATGATAGACATACCTACATATATTATATGTTTACCTTACAAAAATGAAAAAAGATGTAAAATTGATGATAATTTAAATAAATATTTTTCTAACATTAGAAAATTTACTGCGATAACACCAAAGTCAAATAAATTATTACCCACTAGTATATTTGTTAAATATAAAATGTTAACTAATGAAAAAAGAAGTCATTATGAAATTAATCATGTAAATCAAGTAGGTTGTTATTCTTCACATTATTATTTATGGGAAGAATGTATAAAAAAAGATACACCAATTATTGTTGCTGAAGATGATATGATTTTAAATGATGAACAATTTAATATAATAAAAGAATATTTAACGTATATTACAGATGATATGGATTACATATCTTTTTTAAATAATACATACATTAATTTTTTAAACAAATTAAAAAATAAAAATAAAAAATTTATAAAAATAGAAAAAAATTATACCGGAACATTATGTTATTATATAACTCCAAAAGGAGCAAAAAAACTAAAAGAAAATGCAATTCCTGTTCAACAACAAGTAGATAGTTATATAGCAATGATTACTAATATAAATGAATTAGAAGGTTATAAAATTAATATGAATTTACGAAATATTTTTAAAGAAAATTTTATTCCAACAACATTAAATCATACTAATAACATAGTTCAGTATGTTCCTGAAAATAATATTTTTATAATATTTTTTATCATTGTATATACTTTATTTTTAATTTGTATAACTATTACAATTATAAATTCTTTTTATAATTGTAGTAAAAAAACAGGAACCGAAAAATTAAGATAAATTTTCGTATGACATTGGTTTTTTCATTTTTCTAGTTTTCTTTAATTTTCTAGAATTTAATTTTGTATGTAGTTTAATCTTTACATATAAAATCATTAATTTTATGTTTTCATATTTTTCTTTAATCTTATTAATAAAATTTTCTTTATTTGTAGAATTCATTTTATATATACTTTTATTTAATTATATTTTTTTATATATAAATAAATAAATATAATTAAAATGAATAATAAAAAAGAAGAAGAAAATTTTTGTTCAGCTTGTATAGCAGCACCTTTAGCAAGTGCTGCTGTAACAATTAATTCTGCTTCTCAAGAAAATAAATCTAATGATGCAGAAAATTTTGAATACATAAGTAAATTTACTGTAGTGGTTGCATTTATTGTTGCTTTATTAGCATTATGTTACAATATATATAAAAGATACATTAGTAAATGTAGTAGTTGCAGAGTAGTTACAGAGTAGTTACAGAGTAGTTAGTTAAATAAAATAAATATTAAATAAAAGTTTCACCACCTTCACCACCATTATTTTCACAAGAACACTGTCCATTTTCTATACCTTGAACTACACCATAAAATAATATATAACCTAAACCTGCTTTAGAAATTAATGATAAAAAGTTATACATATATTCAAAATTTTCATATTTTATTTCACCTTTATTTTCATCTGTATTATTTTTATCATAATTTTTAAATGTATCATATATTTGATATATCTGTATAAAACCAAAACTTGAAAATAATAACATTTCACTATATATTAATATATTAATATAATCAAATATTTTTGGTCTCGGAGTATCGTTTCTATTAGAAAATAATACTTCTAATCTTTTTAAAGTTCCATTCCATTTGTCTAATATAGTTTTAAATACACTAAACATTAAAACATAACCAATTATTTGAAAATAAATTATTAATCGTTTAAGAGTATTTTGTAAATCAGTATCATTATTATTTACAGCATTTCTATATAATATTAAACACATTTCAGTTAATTGACCTTGAATCATTACAGAAACCATAATAATTTTTATTAAATCTAGAGTTTGTTTATCTGTAACACCTGATAATCTTGATATAACTAAAATCATTATAGTAGCTGTTATAGAATATTCAATCCATCTTAACCAATTATTTTTGATTTTTATTATATTTGAATATACTCCATTTATATCTGTAGCATATATTAAATGAAAAATTGAAGTTACTGTAAAAAATAATCCTAATAAATCTTGTAAATTCATATAAGCAATTTTATCATACAAATTATAATCGTTTGATGATATTGAACAATTTATAGGTGGTTCTAAAGTATCATTACAAGTTCTATCATTTATTTCTTCTCTTGTAATTTTATTTTCCCATTCAGGTAAAACTTTATCATTACAATCAAAGTATTTTAATATTTTATAATCATAAACTTGATTTTGTGGTAAACATTTGGTTATATCTTTAATTTGTATTTTATCTTTATTATAAAATTTATAATTAATACTATTATAAGCTAAAATAGAATGTAAAAGTGAAAGAAAACTATTTGTATTTTGTAAATTAAAAGGTAAATATTTTTTAGTATAATAAACATCAGAGCCTATATTATAAACTGTTACACCAAATGTAACGACAAGTAAAAAAGTTGTAATTATTTTTAATTTATCTGACATTTTTATTTATTATTTATTATAATAAAAAAAAATGTTCAAAATAATATTATTTTTATATAATATTTTTAATGTTGTAATTTCAAAAAATATAGTTAATAATATTGATACAATTAATTATATAAATAATGTTCAAAAAAAGTGGGTTTCACATGAAAGTCCTAGATTTAATAATCTAGAATTAGAACATGTAAAACAATTATGCGGTGTAGATATACATAATTCTAAAAATTTTAGTATTTCACCTATTATTATTAATTATTCTTACTATTTGAGAAAAGATGAAGAAATTCCTAAAAATTTTGATGCAAGAGATCAATGGAAAGATTGTTCAACTATATCTACAATTCGTAATCAAGGTAGTTGTGGTTCTTGTTGGGCATTTGCAACTACAGAATCGTTTAATGATAGATTATGTATAGCTACAAATGGAAAATTCCAACAATTATTATCTCCTCAAGATACTTTAAACTGTTGTGATGAAAAATATAACAGTTATGGATGTAATGGAGGTCAACCATCTGGTGCTTGGAAATTTTTTGAAGATAAAGGTATAGTTACTGGTGGTGATTATGGTGATATATCAACATGTTTACCTTATTCTTTATATTCAGAAATTAAAGTAAATAATGATAATGGTGATTTTAAAAATTGTTTAAGTGATATTATATTAATTATTAAAGATGTTGAAAGTATTATTGAAAATTATAAAGAAAAAAATGTTTTAAATGTTATGAATGATGTAATTAATCTTTCAAAAGATATATTAAATATATATAAATTTTGTTTATCAAAAAATACAAATGATTGTTTAATTGATTTTGTAAATATTTTAGATGATTTAGAACTTGTTTTAGAACAAGTTAAACAAAATGAACTAACAAATGTAGAAGAAATATTGAAAGAGTTGAATAATATATATATTAATATTTCTAAAATATCAAAAGATTGTTTTTATGATGATAAAAAATTAACATCATTGACAAGTAATAAATGTATTCAAGAATGTATAAATAAAGACTATCCAATTAAATATTTAGAAGATAAACATAAAACTATTAGTTCTTATTCTATTAGTACTGTAAAAAATATACAACTTGATTTGATGAAATACGGTCCGTTAAGTGTAGCAATGATAGTTTATGAAGATTTTCCAACATATAAATCTGGTATATACCATCATGTTACCGGAAACCAACTTGGTGGTCATGCTATTAAACTTATTGGTTGGGGTGTAAATAATGATAATGAAGAATATTGGATATTAAATAATAGTTGGGGTGAAAATTGGGGTGAAAATGGTACATTTAAAATAAGAAAAGGAGTTGATGAATGTAATATTGAAACATTAAGTGTTGATGCAGGTCGTATTTTATAATAATTTTATATAATATAATAGTATATAAAATTAATATTTTTATTGAATATGTTGTTGATATATTATATCAAAATTATATTCATTATCATCATAATGTTGAATTAAATCATAATTTTCAATTTGATATTCATCTTCATCATCTAAAATGTTAACATCATCATCTTCATCATCTTCATCATCTTCATCATCTTCATCATCTTCATCATCTTCATCATCTTCATCATCTTCATCATCTTCATCATCTTCATCATCTTCATCTAAATAAAAATAAAGATTTTTTTTATAATCAAAATCTTGTTTATCAACATTTGTTGGAAAAATTTCTATTGTAGATAAAATTTTAGGATAAGATACTAATATATATTTAGGTAAGATAGTTATTATAATTTTTTTAAAATACACAATATCTATAAAAATTTTATTATCTATTGAGTAAATGTTTTTAATATTTTCAATATAATCATTAATATATTTTGAAATATTTTTATTGTCATGAGTAGAATTATATTGATTATTTATGTATACGTCATAAGTTAAGGATACCATTTTTATTAATAATTTTATGTATTTAAAAATGATAAAAATTTAAAAAAATAAAAATAAAAAAAAAGAGAATTACAATATATAAAATGACTGCTGACACTAATAAGATTGTGAATTTTCTTAATAATAATTTTGTTAAAGGTGCGCATAGTACACATGTGTCGATGATGCAACCAACAGGTAAATTCTTTTTTACAAAAGAAATAGAACTTAAATTTTGGGAATTGTATTTAGAAGCAGTTGATAAAGAAAAAGAAAACTTAATGTTAGGAATAGCTGAAAAATCGTCTACGGAATTACCAATTTTAGTAGATGTTGATTTAAAAGTTGAAGAAGATGATCACGATACTTATGACTTGTATTTATATACAGAAGAACAAGTTAATTTTGTAATAAATACATATCAAAATGTATTAAAAGATATAATTGAAGATTGTACAGATAATAATTTAATTTGTTTATTATTACAAAAACCAAAATATAGGGTAATTCAAGGAGAAGTATCTTATTTAAAAAATGGTTTTCATTTACATTTTCCAAATTTATTTGTAGAAACTCATATATTAAAAACACAAATAATACCAAGAGTTCAAGAAATTTTAAAAATAAATAAAACTTTTGAAAATTTAGGTTATGATAATTCAGGTGAAGTTATAGACGCAAATGTATGTAAAGTTCCATGGTTATTATACGGAAGTAGAAAATCACCTGATCAACCCGCATATAAATTTACAAAAGCATTTAAATATGGTTGTGAAGAAATATCACTTGCAAAAGTATTTTCAACATGTATTTTAAAAGATATAAAAGGTTATCCAATAAAAATAGAAAATAAGTATGAATATTATTTACCTTTATTATTAAGTATATCACCTATTACAAAAAATCATTGTATTAAACAAATAAAAAAAGGTTTAGTTTCACCTTTAAAAGAAAAAATTCGTTTTGAAAAAAGATTAGAATATAAAACATTAGATACAGAAAATAATGTTAAACTAGTAAAAGAATTATTACCAATAATATCTTCGAAGAGATCGATAGATAGAAATGATTGGATGACTATTGGTTGGATATTATATAACATTACTGAAGGTAATGAAGAAGGATTAAATTTATGGTTAGAATTTTCTCAACGTGCACCTGAATTGTATAATGAAGATATATGTATACATGAATGGGAAAAAATGGAAAAACGAGAAATAGGTATAGGAACATTAAAATTTTTTGCTAGTCAAGATGACCCTATAGAATATAATAATTTTAAAAAACGACATTCAAAAAAACATATGGAACAATCAATAGATGGTTCTCATAATTCTATAGCAAAATTATTATTTGAAGAATTTGGAGATAAGTATAGATGTGCTAGTTATGATTCTGGATTATGGTATGAGTTTATAGGACATATTTGGGAACCAGTAGAAGGTGCTGTAACATTACGTCAAAAATTATCTAATGAAATTACAAAAATGTATCAAGATAAAATATTAGAATTAAAAAGAGAAGCTGCTGAAGCTGAAGATATTATAAAGATAAAATATGAACAAACTATAAAAAATTACAATAAAGTAGTAACTTGTTTGGGTTCTTCACCTTTTAAAAATAATGTAATTAAAGAAGCAAAAGAAATTTTTTATGATAAAAATTTTAAAGATAAATTAAATAGTAATCCATGGTTAATTGCATTTGATAATGGTATCTATGATTTAAAAATAAATAATTTTAGAGATGGACATCCAGATGATTACATAAGTAAAAAAATGAAAATTCCTTATATAGAATTTACTAATGGACATGAAGATTTAACTGAGATATATAGTTATTTTGAAAAAGTATTTCCTGATTGTTCTGTTAGACAATATTTTTTAGATGTTGTTTGTGAGACTTTTGTAGGAGGTAATTTTAAAAAAATTGGATTGTTATGGACTGGTGAAGGAGATAATGCAAAATCAGTTACACAATCTTTTTTTGAAAAAATGTTTGGACCTTATGCAGTTAAGTTAAATACATCAATTTTAACTGGTAAAAAATTAGGAGGTGGTTCTGCTAATGCTGATTTAGCAAGAACGGGAGACGGAGTAAGATGGGTAGTAGCAGAAGAACCAAATAACGAAGAACAAATAAATAATGGTATATATAAAAATTTAACTGGGTTAGATAGTTATTTTGCTAGAGATTTATTTGAAAAAGGAAAAGGTTTAAGAGAAATTATTCCAATGTATTTATTAATAATTATTTGTAATAAGTTACCAAGATTTAAAAATTTTGATATAGCAACATTTAATAGAACAAGAGTAATTCCTTTTGAATCTACATTTTGTAGACCAGAAAATCCTGCTCCTGAAACTTGGGAAGAACAAATTAGACAAAAAAGATTTCCAATGGATCCTGAATTTGGTTCAAAAATTGATAGATTATTACCAGCTTTTGCTTATTTTTTATTAAATCATCGTAAAAATAAAAAAGGAGGTACTTTACAAGCACCATTAAAAGTTATGGCAGCAACAGAAATGTATATGAAACAAAATGATATATATAGACAATTTATTGATGAAAATGTTAAAATTGATAAAAATAGTAGTATTTCTGTTGATGAATTATATAGTATCTTTAAAGAATGGTATAAAGAATCAATGCCAGGTAATATTGTTCCTGTAAAAATAGATATGAAAGATTACTTTTGTAAATTGTGGGGAAGTATTAATAACAATAAATGGATTGGTTATTCTATAAAACGTGAACTAAATACTTCAATAAGTGAAGTTGATATATCTGAAGAAATTTCTATTAATGATGTAAAAATTGGTTCACTATTATAATTATCATTTTTAATATAATATTAAAAATGATTATATTTATATATTTTTAATATTATATTAAAATGTCTAACCTTGTTAATGATGTCATAGAAGAATATGATGATGAAAGAGAGATATCTTCTATACAATTTGGGTTATTTTCAAATGAAGAAATTGTAAAAATGTCAGTTGCTAATATAAAAAAAACAAAATTATCAACAGAACATGGTTGTGTTTATGATATTAGAATGGGTTCACTTGATAATAATATTAAATGTGAAACATGTAATTCTTTTCCAAAAATTTGTCCTGGACATTATGGTCATATTGAATTATGTAGACCAATTTTACATCCATTATTTTATAAACGTATTGTTACTTTAATAAATTTAATTTGTATTAAATGTTTTAGATTAATTTTTACAAAAGAACAGCTTGAATTAAAAGATATTTTAAAATACAAAGGAAAAAATAGGTTTAATAAGATTGTTTTAAATTTGAAAAAAATTGAAGAATGTGGTCATTGTGAAAATCCTATACCTGAGTTTAAATTAGTCACTAATGAAAATAATATTTATATGATTTATAAAGAAGATAATGAAAAACTCACAGTTTTATTGTCTGTTGAAGAAATAAAACATACATTTTCAAAAATAATAGATGAAGATATTGAGTTAATGGGTTTCAATAATTCTTTAATGCATCCAAAAAATTTAATAATGGAAAATTTTATTGTAATACCACCAGCAGCTAGACCTTATGTTATTTCAGAAGGAAATATATGTGATGATGATTTAACCAATCAAATTCTTGAAATTGTAAAAATAAATAATGCTTTAGCAAAAGAACTATTACCTAATAATAAAGTTCAAAAACTAATTCAAAGTCTTAAATTTAGAATAAGTACTTTTTTTAATAATTCTAATGGTAAAGCAAAACATAGTACAAATGGTCGTCCTATTAAAGGTATAAAAGAAAGATTAACTGGTAAATCTGGTTTAATAAGAGATCATTTAATGGGAAAACGTTGTGAAAAAACAGGTAGAACAGTTATAGGTCCAGATCCTACTTTAAAAATTAATGAACTTGCTGTTCCTTATGAAATTGCGGAAAACTTAACTATACCAGTTAAAGTAACTACATATAATATAAAATCATTACAAAATTTAGTTGATAAAGAACAAGCTAAACATTTATTAAGAAATAATAGAAAAATCAATTTAAAATACGCAATGCAAGATAATGGAACAAAATTAGAAATAGGTGATGTTATTATTCGTAATAATGAAAGAATAGATGTATTATTCTTTAATCAAGTTCTTAATGAAGGTGATTTATTAGAAAGAAAAGGAGTTTTATTATCTGATATTAAATATCCAAAAAAGAGAAATATTCCTATTCAAGTTGGAGATATAATTGAAAGAAAATTACAAGATAATGATATTGTTTTATTAAATCGACAACCAACATTACATGCAGCAAGTATGCAAGCTATGAATATTATTATTAAACCACATAAAACTTTTAGATTTAATTTATCTATTACTAAACCTTTTAATGCTGATTTTGATGGTGATGAAATGAATATTCATGTACCTCAAACATTAGAAGGTCAAACAGAACTTAAATTATTATCTTCATCTGAACAACAAATAATATCTTCTCAAAGTAGCAAACCAAATATGGCAATTGTTCAAGATTCTTTATTAGGTGCATTTAAAATGACTGATGGTTTTAATATAATTAAAAAAGAACAATTTTTTAATATAGCAATTAAAACAAATCTAACACTTGATAACATTATTAGTTCTATTAAACATATTAGACATGTTTTAAAACAAAAAGGAAAAAATCCTATATCTTTTCATGGTAAAGGTTTAATATCTTTAATATTACCAAGAGACTTTAATTATGAATTTAAAAATAAAGGTTCACAAAATGAACCAATATTAAAAATTTATAGAGGTGTTTTATATGAAGGTGTATTAAATAAAATTGTATTAGGACAATCACATAATAGTTTAATTAGAATTATAGAAAAAGAATACGGATCAAAAGAAGTTTGTAATTTTATTGATAATATTCAATTTATAACAAATGGTTGGTTATTACTTAAAGGATTCAGTATTGGTATTGGTGATTGTGTTATTGAAGGTGAAGAACAGAAGAAAAAAATTGAAAATGTTATACATAAATGTTATATTGAAGCAGAAGGTATTAAAGAAACAACAACTCATCCAAATATTAGAGAAATTCGAGTAACTGCCGCACTAAGTAAAGCAAAAGATATAGGTTTACGTATTGCAAAAGATAGTTTATCAACAGAAAATAATTTTTTGAGTACAGTAAATTCAGGTAGTAAAGGTGATTTTTTTAATATAGCACAAATAACTGGTTTGTTAGGTCAACAAAATTTATTTGGTCAACGTATTTTACCTGTATTAAATAATAATACAAGAACATTACCACATTATCCTTTTAATGATTTACCAGTAGAATTAGAATATGAATCAAAAGGTTTTATTAAACATTCATTTATTGAAGGTTTAAATCCGAAAGAATTTTATTTTCATGCAATGACTGGAAGAGAAGGAATTTGTGATACGAGTATGAATACTGCTAAATCTGGTTATATTCAAAGACGTATTATTAAATTAGCAGAAGATATGATAGTACATTATGATGGTAGTGTTCGTGATAACTCTGGAAAAATTTATCAAAATGCGTATGGTGAAGATTATATAGATCCTACTAAACTAGTAAAAGTAGGAAAACATAAAGAATTTTGTGATGTATCTAGAGTTATTGATAATTTAAATTTTAGATATGAATTACTTAATAAAAATAAATAAACAAATTTAATTATATATCTACATTTAAAAAGTATATATAATTAATAATAAATTTTTTGAACATTATCTGAAAAAGTTACTTTTTTATGTAAAGCACATCCTTTCTTTTGACATTCTTCTTTTGTATTATATTTACCATTAATACTTAATTCACAACCATTTTCACTACATGACCATTTTTTACTATTATTATAATTTTCGTTTGTAGATAAAAAAAATGATGCTACTAATATTATTAAAAGTAAAATACCCGTATAAATAAAAAAACTATTACATTTAATTTTTTTTTCATTTTTTATAGGTATATTATTATCATTACTACTCATTATTTATTTATTTAATTTATAATAATATTTTATAATAATATTTTATAAAATATTATTATAAATAAAATAATGTCATCGCACCAAAATCTTTCTAATGTTAAATCGAATTATATGACTCTTAATACTTATAATTTAATAAATAGTTCAATTAGTCCTCCAATTCCACCATCTACTACTTATGGAATGTATATTGTACCTACTTGGAATCATCGTTTAGATCATGATGTTTTAACTGGATCTGGACAAGGATATTTTAAATTATCTGATGCTTATTGTAAAAATAACGACTCAGTTTCTTATGTTGAAAAAACATGTAATTAAAAAATAATTTAAAATATTATATTATTTTAAATAAAAAATATGTATGTAAGAGATGAAAATGGTAATATCATGAATAAAAAAAATAGAAAAGAAGAAAATATAAAAGAAAATTTTAAACCTTTAAAGAATACTGATAATACATCAGAACATAGTTCAAACAATTTTATGAATACATTACATGGAATATATATGTTTTTTAGTGCAGTAATAATAATTATTTCAGTTATTTTATTATATTATTTTATTCAGGGTAAAAAAATACCTATTATAAATAAAACTTTAAAACTTGAATAATTAGTAAATGAAGACACTAAACTATAATAATATTATTTTAATAACTGTATATACTTATTAAAATAAATATCAAAACTTTTTTTTATTTTTTAGATTTTGTAATATACTTGATAACATTATAGTATTATCAAAATTTATTTGATCGTTAATTAATAAACTAGTAAATTTATTTGATCTTAATTTTATTATATCTTGTATAATGTTAAATTTTATAATTTTATTTTTATTAAGTTTTTCTATATCTTTATCTATTTTTCTAGTTATATCTAAAGAATTTGTATTATTATAAACATTTATATCATTTTTATTTTTAATTAACCTTTCTTCTATTTTGTTATCTTCTATTATATAATTTTGTAATTTTTTTAAAAGTTCTTCTTCTTTGAAATTATTTTCTTCAATATTATTTGAATTTGAATAATTTAAAGTTACAATTGAGTTATATTCTTCTATAATTTGTTTAAACAATAAAGAATTATTAGTTGAATTTTTAAGAAGTATATTATTAATTTTATTTATAATTGTAACACTATCATTAATTATATCATAATCTTTCAATAACATATCCAAGTTGAAAATTACAAAAAAATTTAAATTATTATCATCATACGAATATATAGTTTTATATATTTCTACATTATCATGTCTATTAGTAAATAATAAATAGTTTTTATAAAAAACACCTAAATTATAAGGTAAATGTTTAATCATTATTTTTAACCTTTCTAACTGTCTTTTTATACTCTTAATTTGTTTAATATTTTCTATTTCTATGTTTGGAATTTTTATTTTGTCATTATAATTTTCAGTTAAAACATCTTCAAATTTTTGTTCATTTTTTGATAATAAAATTTTATCATATATGTCTTCTGTACTTGTTGGTACATCAATATCTATAAATTTATCTATATAATTAATGTTATTATCATCTAAATTATATTCTATTAAGTCTATATTAATATCTTTATATTCTTCCGTTATATAAACAGAATATTTAGAAGGTATATATAAATACGTAATTATTGCATTATTTTTATTTATTAACTCTAAATATATACAATAATTTGAAATAGAAAATATCTTATTAATTATAAAATCTTTTCTATTTACTAAATTAGATATTTTTTTTAAAGATAAAGAAGTCATTTTTAAATATAATATAATATAAATTTAAATATTATATTATAATAATCAAAACATGATAAAAAATAATTTTTTAAACAATGAAATAATATCAAATAAAAATATACCTATTAATTCAGATGATAAATTAGCAGATTTAATTAATTTATTACCTACAAATAAAAATATTCCAAGTTCAAATGAAATTCATTTAGTTGATTCATTATTTAATGAATCAAGTGAAAATCGTGTTAGTTTTAATGAAAAAAAACATCTACTTATACTATTTATGCTTATATTATTTTTCAATTCTTATTCTATAAGAAATATACTTTCAACCGTTTTTAAAATAAATGAAAATTCATTTATAGTTACTATTATAACTGGTATAATAATAGTAATTATATATGAAATTATATTACAAAAAATATTAATTTAAATTACTATCAATGTTTAATAATTTATCAACCCATTTATTTTCTTCCATTCTAATTGGATGTTCATTCAGATTTCCTTTTTCAACCCATAAATCCATTTCTTTTTTATACTCAATAATTTTTGGTAAAGAATCTTTCCACCATTTCCTATCTCTTGTAATTGGTATAAAAGTAATATTACCTTGACTACCGTCTTTTCTAGAACCTGGTAAAATATATAATTCTGTATAATGACAACATTCTATATTTAATATTTCCATATAAACTTGACACTGTATCCAATAATGAAGTGGTACATCTGTTACGTTTTGTAATTCTTTAAAATCTTTATTATAAGGACATTTAACTTCAACCAAACAATTATTTTCTGTTATAGCATCTGGAATACCTGTTATCCAATCATATTTTGGATGTTTAACTAAACCTGTATGTGGTCTTATATTATTATTTGAAACTTTTTTATATAAATTTAATGCTGTTTCTTCAAATGCTTTACCATGATCAGTAAAAATGTTACCAAAAAAAGGATGTTTCTTTTCTATTTTACGTTCTAATAATTCCCAAGATGTTTCATACGGATTTACATTTAAAATTGTTGCAAATTCTCTAGCTGATATTGTTTTTTTTGTAATTTTTCTCATTAATACAAACTTTTTATAGATCTAAACTTATTTCTTTAAAAAATCATTTTTATCAAAAAAATTAAATTAATAAATTTTCACCTTTTAATATAGAAATTATTTCATCAACATCTTTTACTTTTATTTCATCTAAATTTATAGATGAAATCGAACATGTACTTTTTCTTTCTTCTTCATCACTAATTAACTCTTCATTTAATGAATTATACATATTTTCAGATTCAATAATGTCAGTATTTATATTTAATACACTACTATCTATTATATTTATAGTTTTTTTATTTTCTTTAATTGTTTTAGGTTTGTGTTTTGAACAAAGATCACTATTTAAATCTAATACTCTTGTATTACATTTAATATCTTTTAATTTACCTTTAGTTGGTACATAACTACATAAGTTATAATTTTTCTTTTTTAATTTTTCTTCATGTACATGTTCACTTTCTAAATTAATTAAATCTATATTAATATCATGAATATTTAAAATACTTGTTGTGTCTACTGCTTTTTTATTCTTTTTATTTTTCTTAACTTTAACTTCATCGACAACTTTAACTTGATCGACAACTTTAACTTGATCGACAACTTTAGCTTCATCAACAACTTTAGCTTCATCAACAACTTTAGCTTCATCAACAACTTTAACTTCGTCAACAACTTTAACTTCGTCAACAACTTGTAAGCTATTTGTTTTTTCTAAAACAATTTTATTTAAAATTATAAACAATTTTTCTTGTGGAATTTTATACTGAATACTTATTTCGGTAATAAAAGTATTAATTATTGTATCAATATTTAAAATATAATTATTAAACAAATTCATACTAGTATATTTACATGTTTATAAAGTTTATTAAAAAAAAATCATTTTTTATTAAATTTTATTAATTTAAAGTAATCCATATATTTTAATAACGAATACTAATAATGGAATATATATCAAAGTTAAATAAGATTACAGTCATACATATTGTAACAGAATTTATTGTAATAACAAGCTTATTTACTATTTTATATAAAAAAAATTCTGATCTTAAAAAAGATATTAAAAATTTAGAAGAAAAAGTTAATATTCAAGAATTAATTATAATTGAACATAATAAAATAATACAACAATTAGAACAAAAAAATATAGAACAAATTAATAAACTTAATCAAACTATAATAGAATTACAAAAATTAACCGAAAAATTAGATACAATACAAATCGAGAAACCAAAACAATTAAAAACTAATTTATTATTTAGTGAACATTTTAATAGTAAACCAAATAAAAAAATAAATAAAAAGCTTAAAAATTTAATACCTTTTAAACAAAATAAAAACACTTCTTTTGCAAGTGAAAACGTGAGTGAAGACGTGAGTGAAGACGTGAGTGAAAACGTGAGTGAAGACGTGAGTGAAAACGTGAGTGAAAACGTAAGTGAAGACGTAGTTGAAGACGTAGTTGAAGACGTAAGTGAAGACGTAGTTGAAGACGTAAGTGAAGACGTAGTTGAAGACGTAGTTGAAGACGTAGTTGAAGACGTAGTTGAAGACGTAGTTGAAGACGTAGTTGAAGAAAAAAATCATATTAAAGAATTAAAATTTAACGAAATAATGAATAATGAAATTTTTAATATAAATACTGATGAAAAATTATTAGAATATATATTACAAAATACAATGTCAGTAAAAAATAATATACAATCAATACCAGTAGAATTTATACATATGAATATAATTACAGAAATACCCACTACATTAAATAATATAGAAAGTACAAATAATAATTCTAAAAGTAATAAAATAGTTGAAATAATAGATGAAGAAATAGGAGATGATAATATTGATATTGAAGAAGATATTTTAGATAAAGAAATTCAAAAAGAATTAAAAGAATTAAATTTATAATATAAATATGTTTAATAATACTAATTATATTATAAAAAATCAAGATGATTATAATACTAATTATAATCTATGGTTAAATATGTATAAATTAACTTTAAGTTTATTATATACAAATTTAATTAAAGATTTAGATAATAATTTTTCAAATGATGGTATTAATCTTAAGTTTGAAGATTTTTGTAAATTTGTTTATAAACACTCTTCAAAAGAGATGTTAATTATTTATGAAGAACTATAATGTGATATTTAAAATTTTAAAAGTATAAATAAAATTTTAAATAAGATGGATAATACAGAAGAAAGTGAAAAAAAACAATATATAATGAATACTAACTATAATCATATGATGTTAAATGAAGATGAAGAAAAAAGAAAAGATGAAGAAGATATTGATTATGATGATGAAAATGAACTTATTGAAGAAATAAACATGAGAATCATAAATATATATAATAATCTTTTAAAACACAGAGATAAACTTGAAAGACCTTTATTAGAATATTTAACTATTGAAGATTTTAGTATTTTTGTAGTTAATACCTTAAATAATTAAGGTAACAAACCTAAACAACGAGCAATTTGTTGTTTACTCTTTTCATTAATTTTAGTTGGATCTAAATCAATAAATTTTGTTTGTGATTCAGAAATTATTTTTTCAATATCATTTTCATCTTTAATAGAGTTACTAATAGGTATTATATTCAAACTAGCTAAACCTGTATCAGTTAGTTTATTTAATTCTTGTTCTTTAGCAAATATAGATATTAGTTCATTTTTACTAATTTCAACAACTTTATCATCTTTTAATTCTTCCGCAGTTGATTCCGTAATTAAAGCTGGTATTAATTTAGGATACTTTCTAATAGGTATAATTGTTTCAGAAATTTTATTTTCTTTCATAAAATTATTAAGAGATATTTTACCAGCAACAAAGACTTTATTTTTATGTTTTATAAAATAAAAAGTATTTAAATCAATATCAGATAAATTTGAACATATACCATTTACAGTGCTGTAATGAACATTACATACTTCGTTTTCTGATTCACATGTTGTATCAATGTTACATGTACTTTTTTGATAATCTAATATAAGTTTAATCATTTTTGCTTTATTAACAGGTAAATTTTGTTTAATACCAAAACTTTCAATAATATCTCTAAGATCTTTATTTTGTTTAGTTTTTAATATTTGTTCTGTATAAGTAATTCCAGATTTTGAAGAAATTTCTGTAATATTTTTAATATCAACTGGTATTTTAGGTATTTTACTAGGTTCTTTAGGCAAATTATCTAACAAACTTAGTATACTTTCATTTTCTTTCATATCTTTTAATACTTTTTCACTTACACCTTTTTCAATTTCTTTTTCTTTTTTATTTTTGAATTCTTCTGGAATTAAAATATTATCTATTAAATGTATAGTTATGTTAGGTGTAAAAATAATATCAGATTTTAAAATTTTTGCATTTTTATCTAAAACTATATAATTATCTTTATTTTTCTTTACAACAATTTTTTCGTTATTGATTGTTTTAAGTTCAATAGTAGAGTAATCGTTTGGTATTAAATTAATATTTTTATAATTACCTTTAATAATGTGTTGATTTAAAACTTGTTTTTTAAAATCTTTATCATAATATAACCAAGGTTTCAATTTTTTGTCTTTTAAATTATTAAATGCATCATCTATTGGAATAAAAATAGTATAACTTTCATCATTATTTAATAATTTGTTAATTTTTCCATATTCTGTATCTACTGTTAATAAATTAATAAATTTTTCTACTTTTTCGTCTAATAATAAGGTAATTAAATTACTAATATCTTTAGTTTCAATTATAACTTTTTTAAAAGATGTTTTTTCAATATTTCCTAATTTTTTAGTTGTAACCAGTAATAAAAGTTCATCTATTATTTTGTTATTACCAAAGACAATTTTATTATTAATTTTAATTACTTTGAAATTATCATTTATATTTTTTATATTAATTATTTCATTATATAATTCAGGAGATATATAGATACCAATATTAACATTATACAAAACAAATATTATATTTTTATTGTAATCATCATCATCAAAATTATTTTTATCTAACAAATTTATAGTATTGTTATTTATTATTGAACTTAATAAATCTTTTTTAAAATCTAAAGTATTTGATATCAAAATGTTTGGTACAAAAAACTCATTACTTAATATTTCCGATAATAATTCATTTGTATATCCTTTAAAATTGTTAATAGAATCATTCTTTAATATATTTTGAAGAGATGTATTAGTAAATATTTTATTTTTATCGCAAACTTCTTTTAATTCTTTTTTTTCATAATCTTTAACAGATACCATAGTTTTTAACATACTTAACTTAATTAATTCTTTATCTTTATCGTCATCAGTTTCAATTATATTTGATAATAGTTCATTTTTATATTCATCTTTAGAAACAAAAATACTATTATCTAAATTTCCTTTTTCATCAATATGAGATATATTAACTTCAATTTCTGGTAATATTTTTTTATTAAATGTATCACTGTTTAGTAGATCATCTAAATCACCAAGTAAATCATTAATATTTATAGAACTAAAATTTTCTTTTAAAATATTTTTAACTGTTTCATTGGTTTCTTTTTTATCGATTTTTATTGGTTTATTATTGCTTTCTAATAATTTATCTAACTCACTATATAAATCACTTAAATCATCTAAGTTATTAACAATATCTTTTATTGGTTTATTTTTTTCATCTTCTGATATATAAAAATCTGTTAAATTCTTTTTGTTAACACTATTTATAAAACTATCAATTTTTTCAGGAGATGCACATATTGATATATCAGTATCATTATAACACGATATTTTTTCATCTTTATCTTCTGCAATAATTTCATATTTTCCTTTTTTATCTACTAGATTATCTATAAGACCAATAATGTCTGAATCTAATTTAGATGAAGGTGATTCAACATTTGAAACTATTAAAGTTTTATTATTATTATCTTTATCATCTAATAATTCATCTAAAGATTTTTTCTTTTGTAAGTTTTTTAATAATTCTATTTTTAAATCTTTAGATTTTGGTATAGACTTATAAAATCCTTCATTTTTTAGTAATTGTATTAACTCTTTATTACTTTTACTAGATAAATCTGTTTTACTTGACATTAGTTTTTATTTATAAATAGATATATTATTTATAAATAAATAATTTTATTAAATACTCCTGTTATTATTTGATGTGCTATAATTATAACTAATTTATTAGTAAAATTTTCAGAAATTTTTTCAAATACTATTGTTGTCATTTCTTGATCTAAACTTGCAGTACTTTCATCTAACATTAAAAATGGTATATTAAAAATTTCTCCTAATGCTAAAGTATAAGCCAATATTACTCTTGATAATTCACCACCACTCAACATACTTATATCACATTCCATATTTTTATATATTATATCAATATTGATTTGTGGTTTATTTATTTTATCATTTTTCACCATCTTATATGTTTTTAACATTATATTCATTGGTTCTTCGATAAAAAATTTATCAAGATAAAATTGTGTATGAACATTAATATTATCTATTGTTCTTAATATACATTTACTTTCTACTTCTAATATAATTGATAACAACTTTTGACTAGAAATATACTTATCTCGTGCATCTTTTTCTAAATTTTCATACTTGATTACTTCTTCATTCAATTCATTCCATTTTAACAGTTCTTCTTCATACATTTTATATTTATTTATTTTTTCTAATATTATTTCATGTTCTTTTAATTTGTCTTCTTGTTCAGATATGTTTTTTAAATTACAACTTATTTCATCTTCTATAATACTATTATCTCTTATATTATCATATTTTTCTTTATAATTACTTATTAAAGTTGATATTTTATCTTCAATTTTTTTTACATCATTATGTAATATTTCTATATTTTTATTTATATTATTAGTAGTTATTACTAAAATATTATTTTTATTAATATAATTTCTTAACTCGTTTTCATTTCCAGAAAAATTTTTTATAATGTTAAAATCATTTTCTACTATATTATTTTTTTTAACATCAATATCTATTTCAAGTTTTTTTAAATTATTTAATAACTGATTATATGTATTTGAATATATATTTTTTTTTAAATTATTTTTTAAACTTATTAATTCGTTTTCTTGTGTTATATTTTCAATTTTATAATCTTTTAATGATTTAAGATTTTCTTTTACTTCTTCTATATCACTAATTATTTCATATTTTTCAACTATTGATTTTATTTTAATATTTAAATTAAAAACTTTATCTTTTAAAATATTCAAATCTGATATCTCACTTGAATATAATTTGATTTTTTCATTTAATATTTTCATTTCTTTTTCAACAGTATCAATACTTTCATTATTATCAACATCAATTAAATTTTCTACAATATCTAATTTATTTTTTATTATTTTTAACTTGCTTTTACATTTAGGACAATCATAAACATTTTTACATAATATTAAATTATTCAATTTTTTTTGTTTTATTTCTATATCACTTTTGTATTCAATAATACTATTATTTAATTTAGTAAGTTTTTTTTCTATATCTTCTACATTATTATATTTTAATAATTTTAATTCTTTATTATATTTTTCCAACTCAATTATATCTTTTAAACATTCTTTATTTAAATTAATTTCTTCATCAATCTCATTTTTTTCATATTCTATCCATATACTATCTTCTATTTTTTTTATTTTTGATAAAATCTCTTCTCTTTCTTTTTTAGCTATTAATTCAACTTCTTTTTTATTTTTTTCATAAATAGATGTCAAATTATTTATTTCTTTATACTTTATTATTAATTCTAATATTTTTGTTTTTTCTTCTAAATCACTTGGAATTACATCTAAATTTTCTTTTTCTTTTTCTAAACTTATTAATTGAGTTTTTACATCTTTAATATCATTATTATATATTTCATATGTATTTTTAAAATTTTTTAATTCAATTAACTCTTCTTTTAATTTATTAATAATTCTTTGATACTTTAATATCAAAGTACTACAATTTTTTTTTCTAATTTCTTCATTTTTTATAGTTTTTTCTTTATTTTTAGTTTTAAAAGGAAATTCAACTTGTATAGGTTTTTTATTTTTATTTAAAATTTCTTTACTCATTTCTAGTTTAGAAGTATTTCTTATAAGTTCTTCTTTACGTTCTTTAATTAAATTTTTACATTTTATCTTTTTTTCATTTATATCAAGATTATTCATTGCTATATTTTCTATAAATAATAACTTATCCATAGGTGACATTAATACAAATGAATTTATAGAATTTTGAGATATATAACCCGTTACATTAAAATTATCACCAAATTTTTTATTTATTATATTTTGTGCAATATCATCTTCATATACATTATTTATTATTAATCTATTAGGTTTTTTTGATCTTTCAATTTTTAAATCTTCAAATTCTAAAATCACACTACATGACTTTTCACCATGTTTAATCAACTTATTACCTTTACCATATAAAACAAAATTAATTGCTATTAATATTGTACTTTTACCTACACCACTATTACCTGAAATTAATGTTAATCCTTTATCACCTAAATCTATCTCTTTTTTAGAATAACATCTAAAATTTATTAAAACTAATTTCATTTTTAATTTTAATTATATTATTATTATTTTTTTCATTTTTAAAATAACTTAAAGTTTAATAGATATTTCTTAAAATGAATAATAATAATAGTAATGAAACTTGGGATAATGATTTATCTTGGGGTGAGTATAATAAAGATAAATATTTTATTCGTTCTAAATCTAATAATAAAGACAAATATAATCAAATATTAAAAAAATGTTTAAATGTACGTTGGAATAGCGGGATGAAAGGTGGTGCTGGATGGTTAGTTGATAAAACATTAAAAAATGATATTGAAAATTTTTTTAATAATATTAATACTTTATCAATTTCTATTAAAAAAAAAAGAAATTATACTAAAAAAAAAAATATTAATGATGATGTAAAAGATGACATTGATGATGTAAAAGATGATATTGATGATGTAAAAGACGACATTGATGATGTAAAAGATGATATTGATGATGTAAAAGATGATATTGATGATGTAAAAGACGACATTGATGATGTAAAAGATGATATTGATGATGTAAAAGATGATATTGATGATGTAAAAGATGATATTGATGATGTAAAAGATGATATTGATGAAGAGAGAATAAGAGATGAAGAGAGAATAAGAGATGAAGAGAGAATAAGAGATGAAGAGAGGAGAAGAGATGAAGAGAGGAGAAGAGATGAAGAAAAAAGAAGAGATGAAGAGAGGAGAAGAGATGAAGAAAAAAGAAGAGATGAAGAGAGGAGAAGAGATGAAGAAAAAAGAAGAGATGAAGAAAAAAGAAGAGATGAAGAAAGAAAAAAAGATGAAGAGAGAAAAAAAGATGAAGAGAGAAAAAAAGATGAAGAGAGAAAAAGAGATGAAGATAGTAAAAGAAATAAAGAGAGAAAAAGAGATGAAGATAGTAAAAGAAATAAAGAGGGTAAAAGATATAAAGAAAAGAGAAGAGATGAAGAGAAGAGAAGAGATGAAGAGAAGAGAAGAGATGAAGAGGGTAAAAGATATAAAGAAAAGAGAAGAGATGAAGAGAAGAGAAGAGATGAAGAGAGGAGAAAAAATGAAGAGAGGAGAAAAAATGAAGAGAGGAGAAAAAATGAAGAGAGGAGAAAAAATGAAGAGAGGAGAAAAAATGAAGAGAGGAGAAAAAATGAAGAGAGGAGAATAAAAGAAATTAATAAAAGAGAGGAGAAAAAAAGAGTAGATGAAGAAAAAAATAAAAAACCTGTAAATAATAAAAATAGAATTAAAAGTAATAAGACTAATAATAACGTAGTAAAAAGTAAAAAAAGAAGTAGAAGTATAAGAAAAGAAAAAAATTATAGTAATTATACTAAAAAAACAAAAGATTTTTACAATAAACCTGTTTCATCTTTGAGTGATTCATCTTTGAGTGATTCATCTTTGAGTGATTCGTCTTTAAGTGATTCATCTTTAAGTGATTCATCTTTGAGCGATTCATCTTTGAGTGATTCATCTTTGAGTGATTCATCTTTGAGTGATGATGATTTTCCAAAACCTAAATATAAATTTTAAAAATAAATAAATAATAATAATAATAAATATTATAAATAAAAAGTTTTTAAAATTATAATAAATTTTATTATTATATGTAATATGTTTTTGTAAATTTATGTCTTCGTTTTCTCCAGCTACAAAAGTAGTAAAATCGGGTAAATTTTTATAATTAAAAATATTATTATCTTTAATTAAATATTGTTTATCACTTTCAATACGTTTTGAATAACCAGTTGTATGATTTAAATAAAAATTTTTAAAATAATTATATTTTTGTTTTAAAGTATTTATACTAGTTATATGACTAATATGTGGTGGACTGAAATATTCAGGATAAAAAAAATCAGGATCACCTGTAATAATATTTTTTTCTATTTCACACATATTAACACCTCTTAACATTCTAAAATAACCATTGTCTCCCCATGAAATACCGTATGAATTTTTTATTATCCAATAAGGTATATTTTTTTCATTACCCCAACCTACAATTTCAACAGCATGTCCGCTAATAATTTTTCCTTTTCCATTCCATATATATATGTCTGATTTAGAATTAAATTCATAAAAATCAGGATAAATAAAAAAAGCAGTAGAAACTGGTCCATAAATATATATATCTCTTCTAATATTATAATCAAGAACTTCATTATTTTCTCCTTCAATATTATAAATATAATAAGCAGAATAAAATTTTGCAGGTGTTCCAGTTTCCTTATTATTAATAAGGTTTATATTATAATCATAACACATATCAGACATAGGTCCTGTTATTATATCACAAAGAGGTAAATTTTTTATACTAGTAAATGAACTAATTGGTATTAGATTATTATTTAATAATGTTTTATTATAAGGTAAACATTTTATATCTGTTGTACCTACTATTTTAAGAAATGTCCATGCATCATATAATGTATTACCAAAACAAACTGTATTATTAAAATTTTTTTCTTCATCTATAAATATTTCTGAATACTCATTATCTTCAAATTTATTAATATTTTTATTTAATGAATTACATAGTATTAATTTAGTTGGTGAAAGTTCTACGTTTATTTTACCTTTAGATTGAATATTAAATCTATCAGCAAGAGTATTAACAGCAGCAATTGCCCAACATGAACCACATTTATCTTGGTCACTTATAGGTGTTAAGTATTTTTTCCATATTATTCTTCCATCAAAATTTTCAGGAATTTTAATGTTTTTTTTAAATATTTTATCTGAGTTATGAATATATTCAAATCTATTTTTAAAAAATTTAGTATCTGATTTTAAAATAGTATTATTTTTCATTTATTTAAGATAAATGAAAAATGATTTTTTTTTAATATTTTTCTTATGTAAAATAAGTATACTGTATTATGAGTAAGAACGAACAACTTAATAAATTAAAAATTATTAAACGTAATGAAATATTTAATAAAATTAAAGAAATAGAAAGTTTTATCAATCGTAATAATCAAACTATAGAAAGAATAGTAAAGAACACACTAGAAAGTAATAACACATATAATTTAACAAAATTGAAAAAAAATAATGAAAATTTTAAATTAGAAATAGGAGAACTTAATAGTACATTAAACAGTTTATCTAAACATGATTTAGATGACGATTTATTAAAACAGATTAATATTTCAAAAAATGTTAAAAAAATAAAAAAGGATAAAGAAGAAAAATTAGATGAAGAAACTTTAAATAATAAAAAAAAATCTATTAGTTTTTTTAAAAATGAAAAACAAAGTGATAGAGAAAATAATGTAGAAAAGGAACATGAACGTACATTAAAATATTTTTATTCTGTTTCAGATAGTCTTCCTGATTACATGAAAGATAAATTAAAAAAAATGCCACAAAATAAGGGTTATATTTGGAGAGGTGTTAATTTTTATGGTTATTTACCTTACGAAGATGGTAAACCAATAACAATGTTTGAAAGAATTAATGGTGTTAATTATGTTCATGAATATAATAATGGAAAAATTGTATCTAATATTATACAAAAAAATAAAAATGATGATGACAATGATAGTATAAGTACAAAAAATAGTTATAATAAAAAATTATTAAACACTAATAATAATTATAAAAAACCATACAACAATGGTGATAAAAAACCATACAACAATGGTGATAAAAAACCATACAACAATGGTGATAAAAAACCATACAACAATGGTGATAAAAAACCATACAACAATGGTGATAAAAA